TTGCTCTAGCCGTTAGCTTGTATTTAACCGTACCGTTTTCAGAATCCGTGTCCACCGACCACTCGGGCATACGACGCCACCCATGTGTGCTTGCAACCACCGCAGATAGCTTCGCCTGCTATGTGTGGTTCTTTCTCTAGCTTCTTGTCAGCTAAAACTGTGCGCGCCCTAGAACGAACACTTGATCAGTACAATGTGGTTGGGTGGCGTCGTATGCCCGAGTGGTCGGTGGACACGGATTCTGAAAACGGTACGGTTAAATACAAGCTAACGGCTAGAGCAATAGTGACCAAAGGAGTCTGGGAGTGAAAGGGCATAACTACCACAGCATAGTTCTCGCAGTGGGGTTCATAGTTACAGAGGAAGAAATACAGGATGCGAACATTGATATAGTAGGTTTTAACAAACACAGATGTGAGCAAAATATGGAGTGGGAGTTAGCGCGGTACGAGATAGTAAGTTGGCGCAGAGAACCGGAATGGCATATAAATGACTTTCTAGCTGCGCAATATATACACAAACTAACAGCCAGACCTATAGTGAGGAAATATGCCCCGCCTCCCCCCTAAGCCGTACCCGTGGTCCTTCAGCGGCATGAAGCTGTTTGAAGACTGCGCACGTAAGTTCCACCACTTGAAGGTACTCAAAGACTACGTAGAACCACAAGGCGAAGCGCTTCTGTACGGTAACGAGTTCCACAAAGCAGCGGAGCTGTATATACGAGACGGCGTGGATTTACCGGGCAAGTTCAAGTTCGCGATGCCAGTTCTCATGCAGTTAAAGAACCTACCCGGCGAGAAACACTGCGAGCTCAAGATGGGGCTGACTGAAAATCTAGAGCCCTGCGGGTTCTTTGACAAGGACGTGTGGTGGCGTGGCGCGATTGATTTACTGATCGTCAACGGGGATACCGCGAGAGTGGTGGACTACAAAACAGGAGGCAACACGCGCTACGCCGACACTGACCAGCTGCAACTTATGGCACTGGCTGTCTTCAAGTACTTCCCACAGGTAACGAAAATAAAAGGTGCTCTGGCGTTTGTAGTGTGTAACGCCTTTATTAAGGAGGAATATGAAATCAGTAGGGCCCCCGGCCTCTGGGCCGGCTGGATGCGCAGGTACGAGAAGCTGGAGGCTGCTTTTGAAACAGGTGTGTGGAACCCGAGCCCTTCGGGGCTTTGCGCACGTTTCTGCTCCGTAGAGAGCTGTAGTCATAATGGTAGGCATAAATGAACAAGCACACTAAACGCCGCCACCGCCGCCAAAACAAGCAGGCACTAAAATTTGGTAAAAGTGCTAAGCCTACCCACCGGCTTAAATCTGGTCGGACAGGAGCTGTCCACACCAAGAAGCTAAAGAGTCAAGAGAAAAACAAATGAGCGATAACAATGTAGTCAGTTTTGCTGACAAGAAGCTAGAGAAAGAACCACACATAGCAGGCGAAGCTATCTGCGGTGGTTGCAAGCACACATGGGTGGCGATAGCCCCGGAAGTAGTACAGCATCTAGAGTGTCCAGCGTGTGGTACACATCGCGGTTTGTGGAAGTACAACTTTGCTCCTGAGTGGGCGACTCTCGAATGCCCGGAGTGCGAAGGCCATGTGTTCATGGTGTCTATCACGGGCGTGTTCTGTATAGGCTGCGGCACGTCCGCAGATTTTAAAACTGTGTTTGGGGAGTAGAGATGAGCGACGAGTACCAGATTATGTCATACGGAACTAAACCACTAACCTTCCGAGAAAAAAGGGCCAAACTTAAAGCAGCTAAACAATTGAAAAAATCTATGTTGGAGGTATCTAAAAATGCCGTACAAAAATCCAAAGAAAGACCGTAAGTATGCAGCTGAGTACAAAGGTCAGGTTGCGCGTGGTGAAGGCCCCGACCGCATGGAGAGGCAGCGTGCCCGCCGTGCCTTAGACAAGAAAGGTGTAGCGCGGAAGGGTAAGGACGTGTCCCACACCAAGGCACTCGCCAAAGGCGGCACCAACGCCGACGGTTACAAGCTGGAGAGTCCTAGCAAGAACAGGGCGCGTAACGGCCACAAGAAGGGCGAAGCGCCCGGGAAGAAGAGATGATAACCCCAGATAGAGCATTAAAAATGCTGGAAGCCATTAAGGCTAGTAAAGGGGACATGGAGAGCGACCATGTACAAGCAGATAACGTGCTTTGTGAACTACTACGATCTTTAGGGCACGAGGAAGTAGTTGATGCTTACGACAAAATAAGTAAAAGGTACGCGTGAGAAAGACCTAACAACATGCAAATAGTAAATGACCGCGTCCTACTCCTTAAGCTCCATAACCCCCAGCGCGTAACAGCTGTAATCCCACACAGTAAAGTAGTCTCTCCGGATAGCGTGCTGGTCAAGTGGAGCCACGACGAGAGTAGGGTGCTCGTTAATATGGGCATGAAGGACGTGCCTTCACCGATCCTGCGCCAATACAACTGGCCCGGGCAGTACAAGCCGTTCGAGCACCAGAAACACATGGCGTCGTTTCTCTCCCTGCACCAGAAGGCGTTCTGCTTATCTGAGATGGGCACCGGGAAATCGGCCAGCGTGGTATGGGCTGCTGATTACTTAATGAACCTCGGTGTCATCAAACGCGTCCTTGTTATCTGTCCGCTGTCTATCATGCACTCGGTGTGGAAGAACGACCTCTTTAAAGTCGCTATGCACAGGAAAGTAGACATCGCATACGGCAGCAGAGACAAGCGCAAAGAAATCATCAACAGCGATGCCGAGTTCGTGATTATAAACTACGACGGCGTGCCCCTTGTACTGGAAGACCTAAAGAAGGCTGGCTTTGATCTTATCGTTGTAGATGAAGCGAGCGCGTATGGCAACGCGAAGACACACAGATGGAAAGCACTAGATAAACTCAATACATCGTCGACGTGGTTATGGATGTTAACTGGAACGCCTGCTGCTCAATCACCTGTTGGCGCGTACGGGCTCGCCAAGCTCGTGAACCCAAAGATGGTACCTAGGTTCGCTGGTGCTTTCCGCGACATGGTGATGACACAGGTAGGCAACTTCCGCTGGATACCGAAACTCACCGCGCCGAAGATCGTGCACCAAGTACTGCAACCTGCAATACGCTACACGAAAGAAGAATGTCTGGACCTCCCTGAAATGTTGTTCGTCAAGCGTGACATAGAGCTCACGCCTCAGCAGAAACACTATTATGACTTGCTCAAGAAAGAAATGACGATGGCGCTAGCCGGGGAACAAGTCACAGCTGCGAATGCTGCCGTCCTCATGTCTAAGATGTTGCAGATCAGTTCCGGCTGTGTGTATAGCGTAGACGGAGAAACAATCGAGTTCGACGTAAGCAGCAGGTACAACGTACTGCGTGAAGTAATAGACGAGACAGAACAGAAAGTTCTTATCTTTGTGCCTTTCCGCTCAGCAATTGAACTGCTACAGACCAAGCTGAAGGCCGATGGCATTACCTGTGATGTCATCCACGGCGACGTGAGCCTAACGAAAAGAACCGAGGTTTTTGACCGTTTCCAGCACAACACTGATCCCCGCGTACTGATCATCCAACCGCAGGCAGCAGCACACGGCGTTACACTCACGGCAGCAAGTACTATCGTGTGGTGGGGGCCTGTCACCTCGCTTGAAACATACAACCAAGCCAACGCGCGCATACACCGACATGGGCAGCATCATCCCTGCACTGTTGTACAGCTACAGGGTTCTTCGGTAGAAAAATACTTATATCGCCTGCTTGACGACCGCATGGATGTTCACGGAAAAATTTTAGACCTATACAAAGAAATAGTTGCAAAGCCCGCTAAACAGCGCTAGATTCAACTTCCCATCACAATGGAGCGAAACATGAATGCCCGAACTACTACAATACCCGACCCCCCTGACCCAGACGATTATGCACACACCCCGCAGCTCAACCGTCTCGTCAACTGTAAGTGAGCGGCCACTTCTTCCATGGTCACCCACGGGATATTTTCTGGGACTTGTTCGGGTTGTTTTAGCATTTCTGAGTCCTCTCTAGGTACTTCACTAACTGACGGCGCGGTATTGTTATTTTCCTCGGTTGGAGGCCGCTCAGGTGTAGGTAGATTTCTATGCCTCCGTTTGTTTCGTACCACCATGAGGTACCACCTACAAAATCAGTCTTAGCCTTCTTTGGGTATCTACTCGCTGCCATTATCGTGCTCTCCGTATTGTCACTGTGTACTCCGAGTCTACGTTGAGGCCCGGGGGCACAAGATCAGGGTGATCCTCAAGGAGTTGTTTGATGTTAGTTTGGTGCAGCCTCTTCTCTAAGAGGTCCGGGAGTTGGTGGTGCATAATAAAGTCATGCATCGCAGTCCAGTCGGTTGTGCAGTATCGGGTTTTTAGTCCTCGTCTGAACGTGCCTGCCGTGGTGCGGCCTCCTTCAACGCCATTTCTCTTCCAGTGCTCAGTTAGTGCGTGTCCTCTTGTGTCGAGTTTCTCTTCAAGCTTCTTGCGGTCAGCCTGCTGTTTTTGAACCAGTGCTGCACTGACCTCTCTGATTTTG